CACGGGTTCATCAACGGTGGGGAGGTCCCTGGACTCTTCACCGACATCATCTCCATCATTCTGATTCTCATTGCCGGTTACCTAGCCTACGTGTCTGTGAGATTGATACTGGAGCGGATGTACCGCTTGGTCGCGGCCTTTTTCTATTGGCTGGGACGGGGGGAGCGGGACGTGTACGTGGATGCCATGCTCAGGGGTGAGGATGGCATCGTCGGTTCTGGCAAAAAGCCTGGTCGGCTCAGGCGTGGACCTTGTCACCTTGGGAGAGACCAACTCGTTCGCGAGTTGGTGCTAATTCTCAAGGAACGGCATGGGGCTCCGCTTCCGACCAGCGCCAATCTCAAGATGCTCCGTTGCGAGGTTCGAGAGTTGTTGGAAGAGAGAGGTGTTCATGAGGGACAGCGTTTGGCTATTGTCACGCGCGCTGTTGCTCTTGCCACCATTCCTTCTGATGATGAGATCGAGATGCAACGGTTGCTGGCCAGCTCAAGTGCGCTTGAGCGTGGTTATTGGCGCTCCCAATTTTAGGGGGGCTTTGTAAGGGTACCTTCGCGATCATACAAATCTGGTATATCGCATCCTGACTTGAAGGTCACCCGTCGCCAGGCTATAGTCAGGCCCCGAGAGTCCACTCATTTTTGCGGGTTATCGCCCCCGCGGACACTCGGGACGTTTTGTGGCGACATCAACACCATGGCAAGTGCACTCCTGGAGAGGATGTACTTCTGCAGAGTGGACGGGGAGCTCAAACCTCCCCTTCCGGTTGATGATTCGATCGTTCGACAACGCTGTCAATGGTTTGCCGATGGGCTGCTCACCATTATCCCTTCTTTCACCCCGGTTTCCCTGTGGGATTTTTCACAGATGTATAAGGGTCCGAAGAAGGTGATATATGAGCGAGCTGCCCTGTCGTTATTTTCCAATCCAGTGCGTCGACGAGATGCTGAGTCGAACTCTTTTGTGAAGCGTGAGAAGGCCAAGTTCCGAAAGGCCCCCCGTTGTATACAACCACGCGATCCACGTTACAATGCTTCGATTGGCCGGTTCTTGAAGCCCCTAGAACATCAGTTGTATCGAGCAGTGGCGAAACTTATGGGGGAGGGAGCCGTCATCACCAAGGGACTCAATCTCATTGGTGTGGCTGGTTGTCTCCTCCAGAAGTGGAACAATTTCAAGCGCCCAGTTGCGCTTGGATTGGATGCCACAGCTTTCGATGCGCATGTTAGTGCTCCCTGGCTACGCTGGGAGCATGAGATATACAATAGGATCTTCAAGGACCGTAAGCTTGCTAAATACTTGACCTGGCAGATTGACAATCGCGGGAAAAGTTTCTGTCCAGATGGTAAGCTTAAGTACAAGGTCAATGGTAGACGGTTCTCCGGTGACATGAACACAGGGCTAGGCAATTGTCTCATCATGTGCGCGATGGTTTATTCGTATGCTTCTTTTAAGGGCATTAAGATTAACCTGGCAAACAATGGTGATGACTGCGTTGTGTTTATGGAGCAGGAGGATCTAGAGTGGTTCGTTGATGGGATCAACGGGTGGTTTGAGGATCTTGGTTTTCGTCTCACATCCGAGCCTCCTGCTTACAATTTTGAGGCTATAGAGTTTTGTCAGATGCATCCGGTCTTGATTGGTGATGAGTGGCGTATGGTCCGGACTCCTAAGGTTGCTTTTGAGAAGGACACTATGTGCACCTTAACTGTTAGTGATGATGAG